CTTGACAAGCATCTCTCACCCATGATAGCCATAGAACGAGGAACGGCTGGCATGGCGGAATTGGCTATCATTACCGACGGGGGGTGGGGGTCAGTGGCCCGTCGTGTCGCTGCATACGTATATATATACCAGCGTCTAAAAAAATTTCTAATTCATAGGGCTTATTTGCGCCCTAAACCTTTTGGCCCATTGTTACGGCCGCGGTTCTTTTTCTTGGACATAACTCTAAGATTACTTTTGGAGTTATTGTTAGGGTTACCATCTTTATGGTCAATATCTTTACCTTTGATGGCTGACTTGCCATACAGCCGAGCAGCCGTTCTGCGGGCCTTATTGCGCGCTGCTCTCCGTTTTTTTTGTAAAGGGGAAGAATGGTAAATGTAATCCTTACGTTTTCTGGTTGCTTCTGATTCTGCCATGGTTAATATTATATCACGGGTGGGTTGTTCTATATTTGCGGACACAGCTTCGCCATAGGCGGGTCATTGACTTTATGCGAGCTAGGTATTACGATCAGTTTACTCATGGGTCAATGGCTTAATTTTTTAAACTTTCCTTCATGCTAGGGTCAGGGAAAGCAACCTATAATCTCTGAGGGGGTTTAGTCCTGGGAGACTCTCTTTGAAGTTTAATGTCTTTCTTGGCGATTACCAATTTTACCGTTCAGAGATAAATCTATGCGATTTATCTATTTTCACCCTGGGGCTTGCAAATGGACTATAATATGTTTTAATCGCAGGCATTATAGCATAAGATTTTAGTATGTCTAGTCCCAAAGAAGAATTATTAATAAAAATCAAGGAATCAGTCCTTGAGTTTGCTGCTGATGAGAAGTTTGATAAGATCAAGTGCTTATCTAGGTACGATCCAGATAAGGTATCCAATATCTTGTATTTGTTTAGTATAGGTAAGACACAGACGCAAATTGTGAAGAAGTATGGATTTCACAGGCAGACTGTCATTAGTATACTCACTGATTATTCGGATCATTTGGGTAAGTTCAAGGAACTGGGTGGTAAGCTCGCGGCCAGGAACTATTTGCAGTTGACTTCATTAGAAGAGGATTTGGTGGAGAAGGTACGGGACAGGCTAGAGAATGATCCAGAGATGGAGGTAAGCTTCCGCGATTTGAAGGAGCTTTCAATAGCAAAGGCTAATGCTAGTAGAGAGGCATTGACCGCGAGAGGCGAAGCCAGTAGTATAACCGAAGAGAGAAAGGTAGTTACTCAAGAGGATTATGAGGATACTATCAAGGCAGCGAAGGAAAGACTTGAGGCACTCAAAAAAGCAGATATAATAGATATAGATGGCGATAACTGAGGATTATGATGATTTATTTGATAGGGTTCGTGGCAACTTAGGCGAACACTTCTCAAATTATATGTTTATTGTCATGGATGATGATGGCGACTTGTTCTATGATTATACTAACTACAGGGTTGGTAAAATGCTTGTTAAAGAAACTCATGAAGACATGGAAGGTAAGACAGATATGCTGGATGTCATATGGGAGGAAGAACTATTAGAAGAAGGCGACGAAGAAGATGGAACTGACATTTACTAAGCATCCTTTGCTTGATGCCCCAACTGACGAGGAGATAGTACTTCTCGCGGAACAAGACCCACAGCTGCTAAGGCAGCTTTTTGAGGTTCATGAGGGTAGGATACAGGCCGCGGAGGAAGACCCAGTGCGTCATGGTTTTGACCTTGAGGGCTGGGCTAGGATCAGAGATGGCTTGCAGGAGTACAATGAAGTACTAGTTTTAGGTGGTAATAGATCTGGAAAGACGACTGGTTGTGCAAAGATGCTGATGGAATCAGTTATGCAGAACAATGATGGTCATATAGTTTGCTTTAGTCAGAACGCAGATACTAGTATAAAGGTACAGCAGGCTGCAATTTGGGAGATGATGCCAAAGGAGTTCAGAAGAAAGACCAAGAGTACAGAGGGATATATCAATTTTTCTATGCAGAATGGTTTTACTGGTTCTTCGTTTATTTTCCCAGATACTAGAACAAGAGTAGATTTTAAGACTTATACGCAGTTCAGTAATAATCAGACTATACTTGAGGGTTTTGAGTTCGGTTTTAGACAGCAGAGTTCTAATAACATAGGTGCCTGGTTAGATGAATACTTGGGTGACGCAGCTCTGGTAAATACTCTTAGGTTTCGTCTTGCTACCAGGAACTCAAAGATGCTTATAGGATTTACTCCTATTGATGGATATACTCCATTCGTAGCTGAGTACATCAAGGGAGCTGAGACATTGCAGACTAAGCCTGCGGAATTATTGGATAGAGATGTCCCAGTAAAGCAGTACAGTCCAGAGCGCGATGCTTCAATAGTTTATTTGCATTCAGATGAAAATCCTTTTGGAGGATATGATCGTATAGCTAAAGATTTGCGTAATAGACCCGAAGAAGAGATACTTGTTCGTGCTTACGGTATACCTGTAAAGAGTATGACTTCTCTTGTACCTATGTTTAATACAGAGGTAAATGTACTTTCTGATGTAGAAAACAATTATGGTATGCAGTTTCCAGACATATCTGGTCATGGGTTTACTTGCTATCAAGTAGTTGACCCAGCTGGAGCCAGAAACTATGTTAGTATCTGGGCTGGAGTAAACAGAGATGGAGAAGTATATATACGAAGAGAGTGGCCAGACAGAGATACCTACGGAGAGTGGGCAGAGTTTGGTGACCCTAAATGGAAGTACGGGCCAGCCGCGAAGAAGATTGGTCTAGATATTGCTGGGTATGTAGAACTGTTTGAAGAAATAGAGCAAGAGTTGGGAATTAAGGTATTTGAACGAATAGGTGACTCTAGGTTCTTCGCTAAAGAAAATGAAAACAACGATGATTTATTTACTGTCTTTGCTGATTATGATATGCATTTTGTCCCATCTGATGGAAGGAATGAAGAGTACGGTATCAACGCACTGGACGAATGGTTCGCTTACAATCCAAACGCAGAGATAGATCCCGCGAACAGACCTATGTGCTACATTCATGAGGACTGCGGAAACTTAATAGATAGTCTGATAAATTACAACAGTAATGGTAAAGCAGACGAGCCACTCAAGGACTTTTTTGACGTAATTAGATATTTAAGAACATCCGCGGGAGGAGATGGGCCTATGCACATTGACAAATGGGATTTTCAAAGTAGTCTAAAATCAACAGGAGGATATTAATGCCAAAAGTAAAATTAACAAAGTTAGCCGAAGAGAACGATATATCTTTTGAAGAAGCTATGGAAATAGCAAAGGATAAGTTGCCAGAAGATTATCTTACTGGCAAAGGTAAGAACACATGGGTTTGCGAAGAAGGTCAAGAGATCTTAGTTGAAGCCTTTTATGTACCAGAGCTTGTACCTAAGTTTCTTCATGGAGTTGTAAAGCACGCTGCACCTAATCCGCACTATGTATATGCTTACATAAAAGAGATAGGCAAAAAGGTGCCAGTCGTAATCAGCAAGCATTTCAAAGATCGTTTAGTAGGAAAAAGAATAGACATTGAAGCCATCCAAGATAATAAAGGCGTGTCATACAGACATGCCCCGAAAAAGATACGATGATCCTACTTTGGATCCGCACTGGATATTAGAACAGGTAGACAGATTGCTCGCCTGGGAAATACTTACTCGTGCCTTGTCATTTAGAATGCATGAAGAAATACTACCACAAGATTTATGTGATAGAATTGGAGTTCATAAAGGTTTCGTATATGAAATAATAAAATCCGCAAGAAAACAATTAAATGCACCAAACTGATGATTTCCAGTCCTTGACCTACGTTGGTAAGGAACCAAACATTCAAGCTTTAAACAAAGCATACGATCAAACAACAAATGAACTAGAGTCTTACTTTGACCAGTGCAGAAATAATTACGACGACAGACGTAACTTTTGGCCTGGAAAAAGTTCTGACCTTAGAAAGCATGGGGCAGACGCATTCCCTTGGGAAGGTGCATCTGATATGGAAGCTCATACTATTGATGAGCGTATTACTCGTTTAGTATCTTTATTCATGTCCTCTTTGAATAGGGCAAATGTTAGAGCTTACCCAGTAGAGAGCGGAGATATTTCAAGAAGTAAAGTTGTTTCTAGTTTCTTAAAGTGGATGACTACTTCTGGTTACATTCCTAGATTCAAGCAAGAGATGGAGCTTGGTGCTAATTACTTACTAGAGAGAGGTGTATTGATTACATACGTAGGTTGGAATCGCGAAGACCGCAGATATTTACAAAAATTAAATCTTGAACAGATTGCTCAGATCTCTCCAGAAACAGCGGAGATGATTTTGAATGAAGCTCAAGAAGACATGGTAATTGGTAGTCTTGAACAAGCATTTGATGGAGTAACCAAGAAAAGAGCTAAGAAAGCAAT